CAAACGGATATCATCTGGACCGTCTTGCTTCACCTTACCACCTTGTCCCCACATCAAGTAGTTCTCAATGTCATTGGCAATTTTAGTGAGGTGAGCAGCTTCAAGAGCTGTAAGGAAAGAACGAGTAAGTTGACCAGACTGATAAGCTTTCTTTACATAGTCTTTACCCATTTTAGCAGCCATGGTCTCAAGAGAATGAACAGAAGGATCTACATTCTTGTCAAAGTTACGCCACAGTTCAATTACTGGTACAGTACCATCAGCACGAAGACCACCTTTCAACATCAAATCTGCACGACTAGAAATGCTATAATGTACGTGTGCTTCTGCACCACCTACATAGTTATAAAACTCACGGAAACCAGCAGATACGTTACCAAGATCGGAAAAACGCTCACCATATTCTCCACGAGCAGAACTCTTACGGAACAGTTTGGTACCAACCTTCAAATAACGGTTGTCTAAGAAACGAGTAGTATCACTGTTAACAAGTTGTACAGTGTAAATGAAACCATCACCAGCGGGAATAATCTCATCTTGTACAATGTACATTTCCACACCGTTGTATTTGTCATAAGTGATGATGTCACCATGTCCAAAAGAACGTTTGTTAATTTTGATTTTAAATGTTTGACCGTCAACACCTTTGGTAGTGTTAGCAGATTCTACATCTTCTACAATGTAGGGAAGATCCTGAGCTACAGGAACTTGCCATTTGTACTCACCACGTGCGTTATCTACAGAAATAACGTTCTTTCCACCAAAGCTAGACATTTGGTACAGAGGCATTTCTACCTTCTGTGCCATAGCCCAAAGATCCACCGGACCAAGGTCGGTAGGCTCTGCACTCTTCAGCAGATTAGAAAGGTGGTAAGAATCTACGTGTGAGCTAGTTTGATAGCTGGTATCCCGCAGAAAAATACCGTTGTTTAAACTCGGAGTAGGCATAGTAAATTGGATTTTAGATTAAATAAAATATTTTAACGTTTAAATATATTTGTAGGTCTAGCTATTTTGCGTGTTTTTGTTTCTTGTTCATCTTCTTGATATGAAGAAACATTTTTACGACTTTGTTCTGTTTTTAGCTGACGTACTGTTTGTTCAACTGCTTGATTCTTACCCTGTTTTACTAGATTTTGTCTATATTCATCAGGATTGGAAAGCAACCATAAAGCTTCAGCAATCAGAGGATAGTTGGGTTCTACAAACTGATATTTCTCTAAGAGATGTCCTAATAAGTTTGTAGGACGACCGCTTATAGAAGGATATTGAGGCTGAACAAGACCACTATAAAGCTGAGCCTGAGTTTTTTTATCAAGTTTTAACCCATTAATCTCAGCCGGTCTCAAAGCTTCAAACACATTTTGCATGTAAGCCTGAGCAGCTTGTTCTTGTTGTTGTTTTCTTGATTCTTGTTCTGCAAGTTGAGACTGAACAATCTCTTCTTGCATCTGATCTAGCTTTGGTTTGAACTGCTTGGCTTTCTTTTCTAGTACACCAAGGTCTTTCCAAGTGGTAATTTCTTCTTCTATTTCTTCCTCATTACCAAAACCGGTAGCTTGTAAATACGATTTAACAATACCTTCTTGGTCATTTTCATCTGCTGGATTTAAAGATCTCACTTGTTCTACCTGAGCTAGAGCTTGGAAAAGACCTTTAAGATCTTGTCCTCCATCCATTACATATTTAGCAGCATATTGAAGTTCATCAGGTAATGACTCAAAAAACTCTTTAGGAGTTTTAGCAGCTACCTCTTGCTTAAGATTATCTATGTTAGCTTGCCAAAGTTCTTCTACGTCTTTTTCTCCTAGACCACTTAAATAGTCATCAAGAGTTTGTTTACTTTCATCATAATCATCAAAAGCAAACATTTCCTTTGACTCTATACGCTTCTTAAGAAACTCAACTAAACCAGATTTTTCTGTTTTAGGACGTCCACCTTTAGGTTTATTATCTTCTTCAGCATCTTCTTCAGTGATCTCATCAAATACACTTGTAGATGATGTTCCACGTGGAACGTTTTTCTCTTTGTCTTTGTCTTTGTCAGCTTGATCATCTTCACTAGAATCTGCTCCAACTTGATCATCATTGTCAATAAAACTAAGATCAACATCTTTCTTAGAAAAAATACTTGGTCTGGCTTCTGGTTTACTTGCATCAACTGCTGTAGGTGTTACAACACTTTCTGCACCAGGTGCTCCTAACCAACTGTCAATGTCAACGTCTACTTGTTGTACATTGGTCTGTACATTTGATTGATTATCCATAAGTTATTTGGTTTTTTATGGGGGTTCTTCTACATTAAAAATATACGATTTTAAACTCTTAAAATTTAAAATGTATTATAAAAAAATACCTGAAGTATGGATAATAGAGCTATAACTATTTATCCTTTTTCTTCGAAGAAGACTTTACGTCATACTTGTTCTTATTTTCCCGAGCTATCTGCAGTTGTTTATCTGCTATTTGCTTTTGGGTCTGTAACTTTTCTCTATCTAACTGAAGCTTTTGATTACCAAGTTCTTTTTTAGAAAGTTCAGACTCTCTTTTTAAATTCATTTGATCTTGATATCGTTGCTCACTTCTAATTCCTTCTAAAACGTCTTGATAGTCAGACTGCTTATTTTCATTTATATCTACTGCTGAACCATAACCAGCTGCACGTATTTCAGCTACAGTGATGTCTTTTTGTATCATCTTATCATCACGATCAGACTGGGCTTGAAGATCCATTTGTTTTTGACGCTCTTGACTTTCTAGCATTTCTTGCTGCATTTGTTGCTGAGCTTGCTGCTCTTGTTGTTTCTGAGCAAGCATTTTTTCCTCAGCAGCTTTAAGAACACCAGTAAGTTCAGCTATAGACTCGGATTTAATAACATTTCCAAGATCATAAATAGAAGCACCAGTGGTGTTATTATTTATAGCAAGTTGTTTAAGCTGCTCCATTACAGCACGGGAATTAGTTTTAGTAGTGCAAAATATATTAAGATCTCTAAGAAGAAGGTCTGTACCATTCATCTCAAAGTTCATTTTTTCATCCTTAGATGTTATATATGTAAGTCTTACACTAGGTTTCTTAGAATGATAGTATTGAGCCAGGTCAGTTCTCATTTGGTGAACTCTTGGCATTAAGTTATCACTATGTTGTATAAAGTATTGTTCTGTCTGGGCATAACTAGCATTCATAGCTTGTTCTACAGCAGTGGCTGTTTGTTGCTGGGCTATTTGTGCTCCCATACGTTGGGGATTTAGACCAATAACTTCAAATGCTTGATTTTTAAAATATGTAGCAAGCTGAATACGAGAAAGAAGACGGTTTGTTTGCTCAAGATTAAGCACTTGATAATGCTGAAAGTTTAATGCATTCTCAGTGTTAGTAATAGATGTATCTAAGGGTAACATCTGAAAGTTCTTCATTGCTACATATGCTTTAGACAAATTATTCTTTCCCCAATCTTCACCCATAGAATGACGCGGTAAAGAGTTTTGGTCCAAAAGAATAACAGTTCCAAGCTCATCTACTAATATATCAGCTATTTGGTTATTCACTATATTAAAACTAATTTGGTAGGGTTTCATAAGATCTACCATAGATGTACTACGGGAGTTTCTGTCTCCAAATACAGCTCCTTCTACAGGAAGTTTGCAACCATAGAGTGTACTATCACCTTTAAATTGAAACGGAATACGCCCTGGTTTACCTCCATTGAGTCCAAGATAAATAGGATTTATACCACCTGGATTATTCATGCCCCAAAATGCTGGACGGTTTGGACCAATCTTAACACCACCCCAAGTTTCATTAATCCATATCCAATCAATATGTTCACCAAAGATTAAATTATCTTTAGTTTTCTGCTTATATAAAGCTGTGTTATACAGTGGTTTATCTGTAACCTTATAGTTTTCAGATATTATATCTTGTATAATCTCACCTTCTTCAGTGATTTTAGTAAGATGACCAAGCTTACGCTGTGATTTCCAATAGATTGTAGATACTCTAAGCATATGAGATTTTCCAAAATCTACAGTGTCTTCAGAGTCTGAAAGAATCCATTCCACTATATCACCAGTACCAAACTGATTATCATATACAGACATGTATTGTCTATAAGCTAAAGAAGGCATCTGGGTATTCCAGTCATGTGGTTTTGTAGCATCATAGTATGACCCATCATTTTGATAACCTTGTATAGCATAACCTGCTGAACGTATAGGATAAACAGCTTCTAAAGATTCTAGTTGTTCCTGAGTCATCATCCATCCGTATTTATCAATAACGTCTGATACAGATAGAAGATCCATTTTACCCACCCAATTACCCTGGCTAATATAACGTACATCTGGACTTTTATGATAGAAAGTCAAAAGAGGATTCCAAAGTTCAAGCTCATAATCATCTTCCATCATTCTAAAATGCCAAAACTCACGATCTGTAATTAACATATCTCTAAAAGCACGCTCTTCAAGTTCTTGCATTTTAAATCTTTCCTCATCCACACTCATTTGATGAGAAGCCCACTCCTCAATCATTGACCGGTAGTCTTTACGAAAAAAAGATTCTATTTCAGGAAGTTGTTTTAGATTTTCGGGAGCTGTTGCTTTTTGCATTTCTTCACTATCTAACTCCACTCCCATATTGAGCATTTGCATCATGATCTTACGCTCAGCATCCTCTAAAAGGACATTTTCAAGCATAGATCTCTTTTCTTCTAACATTTCATTATAAGAAATGTCATCCACTGCTTTAAACATTATACGGGAAGAACGCTTAGAAAACTCATTACATAGAACGTTCACTACATTAGGAATAATAGGATAAAACTTAAGTTCTAAGGCAGAAGCATCCTCTTTTGTAAGAGTATCTATCAAATCTGCCATTTCGTTATCTTCTTCTACAATATAATCAGTCTTATCTATAATACCCTTTGCAAGCTTGTAGTTTTTCATTAACCTACGAGCATTACGTCTGAGTTGCTTCATTCCCTGAAACTCTAACCAATCAAGATTGTGAGCTCTCCATTCATCGTCTTTCTCTTTTTCTAGTAAAAACTGAATGGGTTGCGTTAACGTACCCATCTTTTTATATTCAGCTTTTTTACCAGCTTTGAGATCTAGAGCATTATATAACTGCATGATTATTAATTATTTAGATCAACTGTAAGAAACGTAGTGGTGGTGTAACCTCCTAAATTTGTATTACTAACAGTGGTACAACTTCCTGAACCGGTTCCTGCAGTACCACTAGTATAAATAATTGGTAATCTACCAATTAATTGATTAGGAGTAATATACGAATTGTGCCAACCAGGAATGTGTTTAATTGGAGATTCTGCAACAGCTTCTTCTTTCTCTTCTTCCAGGTCTTCTTCTTTTAAAAGCAATAAAGCTTCCTCTAGTGTAAGGGAGCTTTCTTTTATTAATCTACTTAGAATACCTACTTTCTCTTTATATAGTGGATTTTCCATTATTTTAAGTTTTTAAAGGGTGAACGAGCTATTTTCATACCGTTAGAATTTCTCCCTGAAGAACCAATATGTCTAAAAGGTCCCCAATTTAATTTACTAAATTTTTTTGAGTTATCCAACTTTTTATCTCCATGCTCTATACGTTTAGTCAAACCTCTATTGGATTGCTGCACCTTAGCAAAAGCTACAAGTGCACAAAAAGCTACAAGCCGGTCAACGTTTACACCATCTCTGTATGCTTGCATTTCTTTTAGAAGCATAATATCTGGAATACGTTCCACTCCATATATAGTTTTAACTATTTCCCCATCTGGTTTAGTTTCATGATCTAGTTCTTCTTTAAGAAATTCTATTCCGTAAGATAGAATAGTGCCTTTAAAAAGTGTACCCACGTTCTTCCATCCATACTCTTGGAATACATTTCTATTAGCTCCAATGTCTTTTAAGAATAAAATCATGTCTTTAGGAACTAGATAACGCTGCTTTTTCTTAGAAATCATGTATTGTATAAAAAGAGCTACGTTGTTTTCCACTATCGTCCAGGCGTTATACCATTCTATAAGAAGTTCTAAACGTTCATGTGTTTTGTTTATATCATCAAAACGTCCACACCAAGAAGCCACTATCTTATCACGTTCTATGGAGTTTTTCACCTTACCATCTCCTTCATCCTTAATTACTTCTACAGGATTCTTATAGACATACATAGCACACAAAGAATCTGATGTTGTTGTTTTACCTTCTCCTACAGGATCCACAGAAGCATAATACATTCCAAAAGGAGCATCTTTTGCAGGACGTTCATAAATACATATAACACCCTCTTTATTTTCTAGTTTTTTAGAAATAGGAAATTCCATTATAGGAATTTTACGAGAAGGCTTATCTATAATTTTACCTTCTGCATCACGTGAAAGTTCTAAATATTCTACAGAGTATTCTTTATCAGATATACGTTGCATTTGTTTAGAAACTAGATAAGGAGGAAATACACTCACCTTACGTGTAGCAAAAGCTTCTTCTATATTTCTTGGACTTTGAGAAAGTTCTAACTGATATGCATCTGGTGCTAAATCACGTTTGGCTTTTTCAAATCTACGTTCCAAAGCTTCTAGTGCTTCCTCCACTAAAGAATTACCATACTGGTCTATGTAAGGAGGCATGCTCCACTGCTCAGGTATAAAAAGACCAGTGATTCCTATTGCACCATCTTTGTCTAATAGATTAGATTCTACACCAAAAAATCCATTTTCTTCTGGATGTAAAACATATTCTTTCATGGGCTCACACTGATCAAGATCACCCACAGAACCTGCAGCAATAAACTGTCCTGTAATAATATCACCTGATTTTAATGCTGGCTTAATAAATCCGTATGTGTCATACATTTTTGGAGCAATACCTCCTTCTTCATGAAAGAAATAAGTTACTGGTCCACCAACACCATTTGTAGGATCTTTCTCAAATGAATAACCTGCTATAGTGGATTTTAATCCTTTATAAGTGTCTCTTCCATTAATCCTCACTTTAATACGTTGTTGCCAAGCAAACACTTTATCAGGTTCAGAAGGTCTGTACCAAGCTGTATGCTCATTTAAGAAATTTCTATATTCTTCTAAAAACTTCCAAGAACCTTTTTCATTTATGTAGTCTTTAAGAGATGCACCAATTTTACATATACTACCTTCTTCAAACCAATAGGTATTTATAATTTTTGCCATGTGGAAATAAGAAGAAGCAATCTGACGTTTTTTTAAAATAATAGCATGCTTGTAATTTAGTTCTGCTAGAATTTCATAAAGAGCTAAATGATATTGTGCATCTCTCACCTTTGCAAAATCAAACTTCTTTTCTTCCTTGTCATATATAGGAAGAAAGTTAAGCCACATATAATAGTCTCTTGTTAAATACCAAGAATTTCCATTACTTTTAACTATTATTCCTTTTCTGCATTTAAGTTTTTGGTCATCCCAATAAACTTTAAAATCTTTTGATTTAAAAGGAGCAGAACAATAAAATCCTTGTTGTCTAAACTTACGTGCCTCAGCATTAAATATTAAAAAAGATTCGTCAAATTGATATTTACCAGGTTCTTTAAATATAGAAACTAAATAGTTTTTAAAATCATTTCTTGTAGAAAAAGAAGTGGTGGTCCATTGACCGTTTTCATATGTAGGCACTTCAATAAACATATTATTAGTGTCCATGTATAAGTAAAGAAACCCATATTCCTACAAAAGAGCCGGCTAGTCCACCTAGTGCGTAACCTAACCAAAGATGCACACTGTCATCACTCTTTGCTATCTTTTTTATGACAAAAAATGAAAAGCTAGCTATAGCAAAATCTGTAATACCACTCCAAAAATAATTAGCATGAGCCACTGCTCTATAATTAATAACAAGTAGTGTGTAGTTTATTAATTGTAATAAAAACAGTAAGCTAGAATCTTTCCATTTTTTCATAAATAATATTTTAGCTGTAAGGGAAGGATTTGAACCTTCACGTGGTCTTTAGGATTAGAACATTGCATGCTTGTGGTCAACCCATTATTCTATCTTTATTAGATAACCCACACCCCCGAGACAAGAGGGCCTGTCTGCCAAATTCCAGCACCTTACATTGTTATTCTTGATCATAACTTAAACGTTGTCCTCCTCTCACTTTACTCTGTTGTTCCTCTTCCAAATCACGTAATGTGCCTTTAAAGCTCTGACGGATTGCTTCAAACTTTGCTGCGGCATTAACGAGTGCTGTAATGTTACCGTCTCTACCGTGTTCAATTTCTGTTGTCTCCATATATTTAGCAAGACGATCCAGCATGCTTTTAATACCAGCATATGCTCTGTACGTTGGTGTTTCGTAGAGCTTCTTACACATTTTAATACCATTAATAATAAGATCGTCTTCAGGCGAAAAGTCAGCATCAACTTCTTGAAGAATGAGTTCTTCTTTTTCTGTTTCTGGTACATCAAAAAATGGATTTAAATCTGGACTAGGACATGTCATATAAAACAAATAAGCATATATTTTTAAATGCTCATCTGGATATGCATCCATTATGTCTTTTAAAAATTTAAGAGAATAACAATGTTCTGTAGGAACCACTTTACTATTCTGTATATCAAATAATTTAATCATTTGTTTTTCTTTAAAGACACTCCACGTCTTGTTTTCTAACCTGAATACCTTCGGGATTAAGCTTCTCTCCGGCTGTAGGATTACCATAAACTACTAAATCATTTTGGTCCACGGTACGAAGTATGCCTGTTTTATAAAACTTTACAATAAACTGTGGATTAGAATGTATACTTCCAGCAATCATAAACAATGCTACACCATATCCGTGCTTTTTTTCATACACATCAAATGGATTGAGTATTTCGTGTATTGTCTGAACTATCATTAGACTTTTTTTAATTTATGTCTATTATCTTGTAACCAATGTATAAGAGAAATTACATCTTGTTTTAAATAAGGAAGATCATATTGTACAACATCTTTAACAATAGGATCTCCATTACTGTCTAAAGCTGTAATAGGATTGCCATATTTATCTTTGTCGACTTCTTCAAACAAAATATGATGTATAGTGAGACCACCAAACTTAAGACGTGGATTATGTTTTAATATCATAAACATATACAAACTAAGTTGTAAAGCATAATGATTTAAATGACAATCATCTAAATGAGAAAGAGGAGGTGCCATTTTTTGAGAAATACCTTCCCAGTTTGTATAACCCTCTAGTTTAATTTCTTTGTTTGTTTTATAATCAGTGATGTACACTTCATCATTTATCACCTCAACTAAATCTGACTGACCACATATACCAGCTGACTTTAAATAAACAAGATGTTCTGGGTATATACCATTAGTGAGTTTTTGATTAGGAGCATATTTAATGCCATCTTTTTCTATGGGTCTTACAACAGGCACTTCTATACCATGTCTATTCATAGTTTTCACCTCACATATATCTCTTTCTCTGCAATTGTGATACCATGTACCTAATGATGTGGCTCTGTTAGCTTCATTTTTCCAGGCTTCTTTAATTTGTTCTGGTGTAAGTCCGTACCACTTACTTTTTTTACTACGAGAAGATTTTAAAGCAATAGCATCTGCGTCAAATGGTTGTTTAAAATTAGAAATAAAAGATGTGACACTCAGCCAAGAAATATCATCAGGTTCTACACTATAATATTTATGGTTTTCAGAAATAAACTTTATTGACATACTATTTAATTAAAGACCTAGCTTTTGATTTAATAAATCCTCTTCTTCTTGTGTCATCTCAGATTTCCAATATCCCATTGGACATTCAGAACTAAGAGATCTTATTTTGAACTTTAGTGAACATCCGCATCCTCCTATTTTTTTATTACAGCAAGGAGTGGTTCCAGGAACTAAACAACCATCATCATTTTCCGTATAAAGATCACAAAGAAGACAAATATTCATTCTTTCTTCAGCAATATGTTCAACATCTTCACGTTTAAATATGCTATTTGTCACTCCCTCAAGTATCTGACCTTTAGCTTTCCAAATTCTGATTATGTTTTCTCGTAGACTCATATGATGTACGTTTATGCATTTTTACAAAATCAGCTCTTTGCTGTTCTTCTTCCAACATAGTTTTCATATTTCTAAGATCGTAAAGAGTTTCTGCTGTTTTATAACGAGCTGTTATTTGTTGCATACCCTTCAGCCGGTTTTTTTCCTCAAACTTTTCTAACATCTCAATCTTGTCACTTAACTTCCAGTGTTTTATAGTGAAGTCACCTAGATTGGTTAAATGCACTCTAGTGTGTTTCAATCTACTTAAACTTTTTCTCACCTCTCTCCAGTAATAAGAAATTACTTCTTCTACCATTTCAATAGGTAGATTTAGTTCAGATGCTAATTCAGGAATAAACTGTTTAGCTTTCTTTGGTCGCAACAGACAAGAATTTAAAATCTAATAATATATTACCTTGTGCAACCACCTTAATATTAGGATGGATGTATATTTTCTTTTTATTCTTTCCTTCCTTCTTAATAAGGTTTTTCTTTTCTGATTTTGTAAGACAGTTTCTAACAGACTGTGTACTAGAAAATATTTTTTTATTAAAAGCTTTTAGACAAAAGCTTGTCAGTTCCTGCTCACCCTCAAGAGCTAGAAATGTTAAACAATCTAAATCAGCATCACTCACCTGTATATTATACAGATAGCAATGTGTAAGTAGTTGGTATTTTACAGATTGCCAAGTGGTAAGTTTCATTCTCTTTTCCACTTGATTAAATAAAGCCATTATACAGACAATTTAAAACTCATATAATCTTCTCCTGTACCATTCCAGTTTTTATGTAAAACAACTGGGGAAGCTCCTAGATTTTCAAAGATGTGCCAGGATGCACCTTTTCTAGCTTCACCGGTTAAATGTTCAAACTTCATTTCTTTACACCAGTCTAACACTGTTGTAATCATCTCATAACCAAGTCCTTTTCCTCTATAAGCAGGTAGGACAGTAAAACTGTCTATATGAACAACATTATCACTCTGCCAGGTTAATATACTTTCTGCTACCAATTCTTTGCCTACTTTTAACCACACACCCTGACATTTGTCATTCTGTGTTAACATATAGAGCTTGTATTTAAAGTCCCACCTTAACTCTAGAGGATGCTCTTTTTCAAAGGGCATTACTTCCTTATAATCACGTAGCTTATAAAGAACTGTTGTTTTCATACACTATTTAACTTTCTTCAATGTACGCCCTGATTGAGGCTGTTCTTCATCCTCTTCATCAAGCTTTTTTTCTTCTGGATCAGTTGTCATTTGAGCAATAAAAGCCATAGCTCTGTATTCCTCAGCTCGGGCTGTAGCCAGTTCTGTATTAAGCTTCTGAAGCTCTAATTGAATTTTTTTCACTTCAATTTGCTCTTTTAAGAAAGAAACCACTTCTTCCTTTGTTGGCACTTTTTGTTCTTCTGCACTCATAAAATGTATATTTGGTTTATAATTCAAAATCACTACTTCCACTTCCATCAGAATGACTGTTGGAAGATTCGTAGTATTCTTTAAAAATTTTGGAAAATTGTGTAAAAGGGGTATCTATAACATAACTATCCCCGTGCTCAGTAAAAATAGTGGTGCAGCCGTAACTAATATCATCTTCATCATCTGATGAAAGCTTACAACCAATAATTATATCTAGAAGGAACATATAGGGCATCCATTTACCTTTATCTTCCATAGCAAGAAGTTCAGCTTGGTCTAAGTCAATTGTTCTACAATGGATGTTACATGTATGTATACTCATAGTTAAAAAGGTCTACATTAATAATATACTAAATAAGTTTAAACCCTCCAAATTTAGTTTTAACTTCTGCAACTACATATATAAATTATTAACACATGTGTATAAGCTAGTTTCTCCTTTTGGAATTGAACCAAAACTAACAGAGTCAAAATCTGTTGTACTACCGTTATACTAAGGAGAAGAATTTAGTGGTTTCTCTAGATTTTCA